TTTTTTTTTTTTTTTTGGGGTGTCCATGGTGTTGAACCATGAAGACCTTCCCTTTTTTTAATTTTATTTTTTACTTATTTTTATTTTTCTGACTTCTTATCGGAGTTAGTCTCCTCCGGTTCCAGTTATTTGCTTTGCCCATGCCGAGGGCTTGCTTAATTATTAATACGCAGCTCCTAAGAACTCATACTGTCGATCAACAACATTAAGTTCAATAAGTTTCGCCGGAGTGGGAAATCCATAAGTAATCATTTCTGGACTCAAGCCTCTTTTTCGAATAGATTTTTGTATGGATTCACTTTTGATTTCCATCATCCTTTTAACCGCCACTTCCTCACTCAAATCAAGAGCTAATAAGACATGTGAGTAAACAACGGCCAAGTAATTGTACGCGTGAAGGTTTGAATAATAAGTACCATACGCATGACCAATACAAGATAGTAACATGTCAAAAAGATCGCGTGTTTCTGCTTCTCGAGACCAAATAAGACGAAGTACCAAGTCATTAGTAGGGCGGTAGGCCAGATAGCGTGGCTGTCCTCTTTCTTGGGAGAGTTGATTCCTTACGGTATAGTATTTGAGAAAACATACTTGTTCATCAATCAAACCGCCATGCTGGTCAGCTACTGAAAGCAACTTCACTCTTTTCATATCACGGATAGTCATTCCCCAGTATTTATTCAACCACAGGTTCCAGCCCTCTATACTCATCCAGAGTGCTAACTCCTCACAAAGTGGGAAACGTAATATGTGATCGTCGCCTTGAACCAATATATGTATAAGACATCTTGCTAACCATCTTTCACATTTTTTTGCTAGATAATGGGGTACCCTTCGCATCTGGAAAGACACGTACCAGTAGAACAACAGTGCTACACACCATGAGTCCATTTGACTGGTTTCTAAGACGCCAGACGGCACTAAGCCTTCTAAGATAACCCATACCGAACCCATAATATGTGTAATACGTTGTGATATTTCTTCTATCAAAAATTGAACTATAGCTTTAATAATATCATAATCCTCTGAAGCCGGATTAAAATAATATAAAATATAAGCATAAAAGAATTGAACTAATTTTTGACGAATACTCAAATCTAACCCATCAAAGTCTCCTTCATAAAGGATGGCATCCTCCGGATCATCGTACAAGTTAAGAGCTTTAGCCATAAAATCCGCTCCGCCATGGCTATGCGAATGTCCTACGCGAATAACTCTTCCAGGATCGATTTTTTTTACCATAGTACCTACTAAACGTTCCATGAGGGTGAATATCTGGCCAGGCATCAAGAAGACACGGACTTTAGAGACCCATTTCGCATACTTCTCAGGATCATAGAGTTTAGTTTGAGAGTGGAGAGTTTCTTTTTTTACTCGATGTGACCAAGTACAAAAAGGCCTTTCTCCTGAAACAACAAACCTTTTAAACATCTCCATAGTAGGTACCCAATTTTGATATTTCTTAGAATCTGGTCGTTTTTCAAAATCGTAACCATCTTGTTCTATATTAAGATGTTCACCTAAGTGCTGTCCATTAGATGAACCCATGTATACACCCTCTAAGTTAGCAAAGTCTATTTCTGCGTCCACACTATTGCGATAATCCATTGTACCCATCGCATATAGAAGTCGCTGAAATGCTTCCTCATAAGTATCCGCTAATTCGGGAAAAAAAGGGTTCTCCTGATTGACAGACATTCGTCTCACCGTATTCACTATTTTCTCCGTACTCATGTGCGAGGTTGAACATATGGACTTCTTCCTCCCTTCAAAGGTTAAAAGTGCATGATGTGAGGGTTTAAAAATTCCCCGATTCGTAGCTGCCATATAGGCTAAAAGAGCTAACGAGGGAATCTCCCCTACATCCACATGAAAACGAATAATATTTTCTTCTATACTGTAGTATTCTCTCATAAAAAAAGAATCAGAATCTACCAAAACTTCTTTCACAGGAGGAAACAAACGAGGCATTGGATCTTCTGTCGGAATATAATTTGCATGAGTAACGGGATATATCTTCGTCATGTTTGGTGCTGACTGTACTATGTCATCTACCATGGCACTTACCAATATCTGCTGGCGTGGAACTGGTGTAGTCCCATAAAGAGAAAACTTCGCTGATAAATTTTGCATAAGACGATATACCATCTCGTCATTTGACAGTCGTGTAACACCATCAAACCGTTGAACACGAGAGATAAACTCTTCCATAGGACTTTTGACGCCTCGCATTTCAATCCAGCGACAATCACATTTAGTACTATGACAATCGGGCTCTGAATGAGTATCAACTACGTGTGGATCTACTTGATGACGGTCCATATAAAATAACCAAGAAATAAG